CAATGCATCGCGGTTTGATTCTCAAACCACTTCATTAACCACAGGCATTTAAGAGGGATAAATCATGGCTATATCTCGCGCACAATTAGCGAAAGAGCTAGAACCCGGACTAAATGCGTTGTTCGGGCTGGAGTATGATCGTTATGACAACGAGCATGCAGAGATCTTCGACGAAGAGTCCTCAGATAGGGCCTTTGAAGAAGAAGTGATGCTGTCAGGCTTTGGAACTGCTCCTGTTAAATCAGAAGGTGGTTCTATTTCGTTTGATGACGCGCAGGAAACTTTCACTGCACGTTACACTCACGAAACTATTGCTTTGGCGTTTAGCATCACTGAGGAAGCGGTTGAAGACAATCTTTATGATCGTCTAGCAGCTCGCTATACTCGTGCTCTTGCGCGTTCAATGTCTCAAACCAAGCAGATTAAAGCTGCTTCTGTACTGAACAACGCGTTCAGCACTGCTGCCCCTGTTGGCGACGGCGCTGCACTCTGTTCAGCAGCTCACCCTTCACTGACGGGTAACCAAAGCAATAAGCTTGCCGTTGCCGCAGACCTTAACGAGACGTCGCTTGAGCAAATGCTCATCAACATCGCCGGTCTGACAGATGAGCGTGGTCTTAAAATTGCCGTACGCGGTATGAAGCTGATTATTCCTAAAGAACTGCAATTCATTGCAGAGCGAGTAATCAACTCTAACCTACGTTCTGGCACAGCCGATAACGACATCAATGCGATGAAATCTATGGGTATGCTTCCTGACGGTGCGGTGGTTAACCACTTCCTCACTGACACGGACAACTTCTTCATCAAGACTGATGCGCCTAACGGCTTTAAGATGTTCCAGCGCACTCCGCTTAAGACTGCAATGGAAGGTGACTTCGACACTGGTAACATGCGATTCAAGGCCCGTGAGCGTTACAGCTTCGGCGTCTCTGACTGGCGTGCAGTGTACGGCAGTGGTTCATAAAACTTCGGTTTTATGGAGAAAAGGGGTGGCTTGTGCTGCCCCTTTTTTTATCGTATCTTATAAATGTCCCTGACAGTCGCATCCCGCGGCTGACACTAGCCACGACAGGAGATCTTCATGGCGACTACTACTTTTTCTGGTCCTATTAAGGCCGGTACTATTCGAAACACCACTGGTACAACGGTTGGTACAGATGTAGCCAACGCGGGTTTTGTGACAATGGCTCAAGCGGCGGTTATCGCAGCTACTGGTGCCGACGGTCAAACTACTACTGTTGCTACTATCCCTGCGAATTCTAAGATTATTGCAGTGGTCCTGAACGTTACTACAGCTAACAACGATGGCACCGCTTCAACTGTCCAAGTTGGTACTTCAGGCGATCCGAATGCTTTCTTGGGTGCAACTAGCGTACAAGCAGCGGGTGTTACTTTTAGTGACGTTATGACTTCGGTTTCTACAGACGTAGGTACAACCGACATTCAAGTCATTTCAACTTTTTCAGCCACGGACGAAGACGGCACAGCAGGTGTTGCGGATGTGACTGTAATGTACATCCAGAACGCTAACCTTGCTTAAGGGGTGACTCATGGCTGGATCTGATGTTAAGTCTAAGCGACTGACAGGCACCGGTTCTGCCGGTGTCGGTCCTGCTCGCATACGCCAAATACAAGTTTTAACGGACAATGTTGGAGCCGGTCGTTTGACTATTACCGACGGTAATGGCGGCGCTACTGCTTTAGATATTGACTTTAAAACAGATGATTCTCATTCGATAAACATCCCGGATGAAGGCATTCGAGTGTCGGATATATACGTCTCTGTTGAGACTAATATTACGGCAATGACTGTCTTTTACAGTTAGGGGGCATTATGGCTCGCGAAGTTTCTTCCATATCTCGTGTAGGCACTAGCGAGCCGTTTGAGCTGCAAGTATCTCGAAACCAGATTTCGTATCATATTTCGTTACATAAATTTGGTTATAATCCGGATATAGGAACGTCTCCTGAAACAGTGTGGACGATAGGCGGTACATATACCTACCTTGCGGCGGCTTCGACTTTGTATGTTTCAAGTTCGGATGCAAACGATACGTCAGCAGGCACCGGGGCACAAACGGTTCAGGTGTACGGGTTAGACGCGAACTATGACGAAGTAAACGTAACGGTTTCGTTAGCCGGGCAAAGCGCCGTTCAGTTGGGAGAGGCGTCTAATTGGATTCGGGTATTTCGCATGATAGTGCGTTCAGCGGGAAGTTCGGGTGGAAATGTAGGCACTTTATACGTTGGGACAGAAGCGACACCCGCTTCGGGTGTTCCAGTAAATAAGTATGCTTCCATAGCAATTGGTGATAATCAAACTTTGATGTGTGTTTGGACAGTGCCTAGAGGGTACACGGCGTACTTGCATCAAAAGGATGTTTCAGCGTCCTCTAGCTCGGGTAAATTTGCCATTTTTACTTTAGAGGCCCGTCCTTTTGGCGAAGTTCTGCAAGTAAAAGACAGAGTTTTATTAGCCAATAATTCTACGGCAATTAGTTATTGGAACCCGATACCTTTTGCAGAAAAAACCGATATTGAAGTACGGGCGCAAGCAGACAGTGTAGGCGGGACAATTACCGCTTCTGCTACGCTAGATATTACCTATATTTTGAATGGTATAGAATTAGATGGCTAGTACAAAGGCTGTAAAAAGAAGCCCTTCGGGGCGTCTTAGCTATCGCGGAGAAACTTTTTCCGGCTATAACAAGCCAAAAAGGACGTCCGGCGGTAGCAAAAAGTTTGCTGTTTTAGCTAAGAAAGGCGATGAAATAAAACTGGTTAGATTTGGTGATCCCAACATGACCATCAAAAAGAACATACCGGAGCGTCGTTCTAACTTTAGGGCTCGTCACAACTGTGATACCGCTAAAGATAAGTTCAGTGCTCGTTACTGGAGTTGCAAGAAATGGTAAGTAACGATCATTTAGAGCACGAAGTTAACGACGTCAAACGTCAAATGGCGGTCGTCGAGACTATTTTGAATCGCATTGAAAACAATCATCTTAATCATATGGAAGATGATATACGTGATCTGCGAAACAAAAACTGGATGATCTTGGCCGGTATTGCTAGTCAACTCTCCGCGACATTAGTTGCGGTAGTAATGATGTTATTAGGTTAGGAGAAAGCTATGAAATGCAGTCCTCGTAAAGAAATGGCTATGGGCATGATGTACGGCGGTGCCGCCGAGAAGCCCAAAAAAATGGCTAAAGGCGGCTGTGCTGCAAAAGGCATGAAAGTAGGCGGTCCGGTGAAAATGAATAAAGGCGGCTGCGCGGTCCGCGGATTTAAGTAAAATGCTTAAATGCAAAGGCATGGGAAAAGTCCGCACGGGTCTTAAAGTAAAAGGCTACAAAGATGGCGGCGCAGTTAAAGACGCTTGCTACCGAAAGGTAAAAGCTCGTTACAAGGTCTTCCCTTCTGCCTATGCTTCTGGCGCGATAGCCAAGTGTCGTAAAGTCGGTGCTAAGAACTGGGGGAATAAATCCCGTGGCGGTTCGTAAGACTAAGAAAGGCGCAGACCTTAAACGATGGTTTAAGGAAGAATGGGTCGATGTTCGTACAGGAAAGCCTTGCGGACGTAAAGAAGGCGAAAAACGGGGGACCCCGTATTGCCGACCTAAAAAGCGTGTTTCTAGCAAGACACCTAAGACCGCGAGTGAAATGACTGCGGCAGAGAAGAAGTCCCGGGTAGCGCAAAAGAAGCGCCTTGGGCAACCAGCAGGTAAACCTAGGCGTGTAGCATCGCTTAAAAGGAAAAAATAATGGCTGTTTCGGGATCAAAAGATTTTGAGCTAGACGTCGCCGATTACGTCGAAGAGGCGTTTGAGCGGTGTGGTAAGGAGATGCGTACTGGTTACGATCTCAAGACGGCCAAGCGTTCTATGAATCTTTTGTTTGCGGATTGGGCTAACCGTGGCTTAAACCAGTGGACTATTCAACAGGTTACGACCACGTTGACTCAGGGTGACGCAGACTTAACGTTAAGTGCCGATACAATTGATATTCTGTCGGTTGTTGTTAGACGAGACAATACGGATTACGGAATACAGCGTTTGAGCCGGGATGATTACCTTAATATCCCAAACAAAACGCAGCAGGCACGGCCTTCTCAGTGGTTTTTAGACAGGCAAATCACGCCAGTCTTGAAGCTTTGGCC